AGCTTTATATATCCCAGAGATACCAGCTTTTACTAAGGACACTTTTATAATATCTACTAAACTAGATACTAAACCACAAGATTATATTAATTCTAAATGGCAACCTGAACAACCTGAAAAACTTAGATTTATGCATTGTGACCAAGGTATATCTAATGACCACTACGGAATGTCAAGTTGTTTTATAGATGATATTATAATAAATGAAGATGAGACTATTACTATTAAAGTTAAATTTGACTTTATTATTACTATAATTCCACCTAGACCACCAGCTAAAATAGATATATCTAAGGTTAGAAGTTTAATTCCTTGGTTATCGCAGAATAAAGGTATTAACTGGCGGAATGATTTCTTACGACCAATATCAATCTCAAGAAAGTATGCAGGAGTTAGAGAAAGCTAATTTTCCGGTAGAATATCAGTCAGTAGATAGAACAGATGAGGCTTATCTACTTTTAGTAGATTATTTATATGAAAATAAAATTAAAATGCCTTATAATGAAATATTTGAAAAAGAATTATTTAACTTAGTTCATTTTAGAGAAAAAAGAAAAGTAGACCATCCATCTAATGGAGGAAAAGATACTGCAGATTCTGTAGCTGGTAGTTTATATAGTGCTATAAAATCTGATGCTTTTAGAACTCAATTAGTAGAGAAAGATATAGACATTTTATTTGATATTTAAGATGTACTAGATTTATATATTATTATAGAAGGAGATAAATATATGAATATAGGTCAACAAATTATAACTAATATATTAAATGAATATGGAAAATGGAGTCCTAGTAAGAAAGCTAAAGCTGAATTTGCTAAAACAATGACTGATATAGAAAATTTTTGTAATGAAAATAATATAGATTATTCAAAAAGTATGGATAGTTATTATTTTACTATTAACGGTCAAAAATATAGAGTTAGTAATCATACAGTAGATGCTTCTAATAGAGCTGCTTACGATGATATATATGGACAAAAGAGAGAATTATACCATCCTAATGGAGAAGAAGATAATGTTATTTATATTACAGCCGGTAAAACAAGAATAAAAGATATTTATAATGCTTTAAAAGATGGTAAAAAATTAGACAGAAGAGGAAATATTATAAATGAATCAGTAGATAAATTATGGTATAATCAGATGTCTAATAAATCAGAAGAAGAATTAAGAATATATTTAGATAAACTGTATAAAAGATTGTCTAATTATAATGATAAAAATAAAGAAATTAAATCTAAAGAATTTTATGATTTATTAGATAAAATAAATTATATAGAAGATATTGTAGGTGAAAAACCTAAATTAGGTAGAGTACTTAAATAGAAAGGAGAATAAAATGCCTTTATTTAATAGAAAAAATATTAATGAACAAAAAATAGACCCATCTGGGTTTTTAAATGAATATGGGATAGGTTCTACTGATGGAATAAATATGTATAATTTTATTCAAGGTATGAGGTCATTAGATAGTAATTATACTAATTATGACTCTTTAATAGATAGAATGACACAAGATTCTATTATATCTTCAGCCATAGATATGTGGACAGAGGATGCTTTACAAAGAGACCCTCAATCTAAAGAAATATTTTATGTTGAATTAAATACTCCAGATGATTATGTAGAAACTGAATTATCTAAAGGTCTATCTATAGAATTAGATAGATTTCTTAAAGATGATTTAAGAATGGAGAAAAATTTAATTCCAATAATTAAAAGAGTATTGACTTATGGAAATTGTCCATTAAAATTAGATTTTGCAGATGAATTAGTTGATGACCAATTAAAATTAAAAGAATCTGCTAAAGATAATTTTCAAATTATAAGTAATAAACTTTCTAATATGTTTATTAATAAAGATAAAAAAGCTATAGATGATAAATCTCTTTTAGAAAATGAAGAATATCAAGTTGATTGGGAAGCTAGTGGTGAAGATATAATCCCTATGTCTCATCCTATATTTGAAAGTATTAGAAAAGCTAATACTATAAATTCTAAAAAGATAAAATCTTTACAAGAAGGTGAAGTATTAAAGGAAGATAGTTTAATAGATACTAAGAGAATGGTTAAAGGAAGATGGTTTACAGAACATATAGGACATGGAACTAATATTTATGAATTAACTTCTAAACAAAAATTAATAGCTTATATGGATAGAGATAATCCAGATAAATTTATTAAACCAGATAGAATAGTTAATTTTTCAAATAATACTGGAAAACATAAAGTTATATTTGAAGTTGGTGGATTTAGAGATGCAGCAGATAAAAAGAAACATTTTTCTTTAGAAAGAGGAGAATCTTTTATAGAAAATGCTATGGTTGCATGGCAAGTATTAGCAGCTTTAGAAGACATTTTATTATTAACTCGTATGACACGTTCTATATTATATAGAATATTTTCTGTAGAAGTAGGTAATAAAGGTAATAAAGAAACTAAGGAGACTTTAGAAAGATTAAAAAATAAGATTAAAATGGATGAGACTGTAAATGTTAGAGAAAAGATTTATAATTCTTCTTTAACTCAAGTTCCTTTAGGAGATAGTATATTTATTCCTACTAGAAGCGGTGTTGGTGTAATAGATGTTAAGACAGTAGGTGGAGATATTAATTTACATGATGCTATAGATTTAGATTATTTTAAAGATAAATTATTTGCCGGATTAAGAATACCAGCCCCATTTTTAGGATTTACTGAGAGTTTACCTGGTGGTATAGGAGATACGTCTTTAACTAGAATGGACATAAGATATAGTAGAACTATTACAAGAATACAATCTATAATAGCTGAAGGCTTAAAAGACTTATGTCTATTATATCTTAAATTTACTAGAACAGAAAAAGCATTTAATGAATTACCTGATTTTAAAATAGTATTTACTTCTATTAATTCAGCTGAAGATATTTCTAGAGCTGATTTAAAACAAAAACAGATGGATACATTAAATAATGTTTTAACATCTTTAAAGAACTTAGGAGTAGATTTAGCAGCTAATTCAGAAGGTTATGAGAATACAAGACAACAATTAATAAAAGAATATTTTGGTTCAGTATTATTAGATAAAATATTAAAAGATGAAAAGACTATGCCTGTTCAAGGACCTACTGAAGGAAATCCAAACGATTTGCATAATAAATCAGATTTTGGTGAGGGTAGACCTAATGACATTATTTCAGGACCTAGTAATTTAGGTGGTGAAGAGCCAGAAGATGAAGAGCTAGAGAATGAATTAGATAATGATGAAGAAACAGTGGAACCAGAAGAAACCGAAAATAATGTTACAGATGAGACACGAGAATTAACATAGAGGAGTTTATTATTTAAAATAATAAAATTATATAGTCATTATTAGAAAAACTGTCTAGGGTCATCCTGGTGACACTGGATAAGTTTCTAGACTATATAATTAGAGAGGAGAACTAAATGTTACTAAATAGTAAACATAAAGGAATACTTATAAGATTAAATGAAGCTAGACTTGGACAATTGGAACAAAAGACTAGAAGTCAAACTCCTAAGTTGGCAGATAGAGCAGATTTTGTAAATACAGATTATATAGGAATATCAAAATTTGGTATTTATAATTTTAGAACTTCTAGTCAAACTAGTCCAGGAAATTATTGGTATCAAACATTAGAAGTTCCAGACCTAAGTTCTAAATTACAAGATGAAAAAATTACTCCAGAATTAATTAAACAACTAGTAGAACAGGATGATGTTAAAATATATTGTGATGACCCTAGTTTTTTATATTGGGCATTTAAATATATGGCATATACTAGAGATTATGGTTCTGAACCTGAAACTAGAGCTCCGCAGTTAAATAATGTTAGACTACAAGGAGCATTGTGTAAACATCTATTATCTGTAGTAGATTTAATTAAATCAGGAACTTTATATGAACAAATGGCTAAAGATACTGAAAACTGGATGAGATATATGGCTGGAGATACTTATAAGAACTTCCATAAAGCTAGAATGATGGGTGATGCTAAGCGTAAAAAGAATAGAATTAATTATGAAACTTATGATAGTTATATGAATGATTATTTTGCATCTAAAGCAGGAGTAAATAAATTTTTAGATGATGAGGACATTAAAGGAAGTTTAAGAGCTGAAATAGAAAGAACAGCTAAAACTGACCCTACAATGTCATTAGATGATTTTATAGAAGAAGAGTTCGGAGTAGATGGAATTCAAGGTTTAGCTAATGAATTACAAATAGATGTAAACTACGTAAAAGATTACTTTAAAAATCTTGGATTTTAAATAGAAAGGTGGTAGAAAATTTTATGAAAATAAAAAATGTAAAGTTAGAATGGTATGCTTTTAGATATGATTTTAATAATAAGAAATTAGTATTTACTAATGTACTAGCTGGAATGGAAGAGGAGATAGCTAAAAAAATAAGAAAAGGTAGTAAAGAAAAGTGGAAACCTGTTACAGATTATGACTCTTTTAAGGAATATATAAGAGGAGATTTAATGTATCATTATTGGAGTAAATCTGAACATGAAGTAGTAATATATGATTTATTTGATACTAATGATGAACGAGGAGAAAAACATGATATTTGGTGGCAATTAGAACCAAATTTAGATAGAATATGTGAATATATTATAAGAGAAATGAAAATAGAATTTTAGGAGGTAATATTTATGGTAAAATTAGATGATGAATTTATTTTAACTGCGGATGAAAATTGTTTTGTTTTAAAAAGAATATCTATAGTACAAGATAAAGAAAGTAAGAATTTTGGAAAAAGAGTTGATATTGTAGAAGGATACTATCCAACTATTGATTCTGCTATTAATGGTTATTTGAAAAATAAAACTAGAAAGTATTTAATAAAAGAAAAAGAAAATACTTTAAAAGAACTTTTAGATGAAATAAATAAATTATCAAAAGATATACGTGAAAAATTTGGAAAGGTTTAGGTGGTGTTAATGGCTGTAAGAAAGCTAGATAAATTTATACCAGAAATAACACAAGAGTTATTTCCAGCTTTAAGAGAGTCTATAGGTTTAAATTTATATAATGACCCAATATATTCTAGTACTACAATAAATACTTATGCAGGAGAATTAGAAGATACTAGAGTTAAATTAGAAATATCTAGTAATCATGTAGAATTAGTAGATTATATGGACCAAAATACTGTATTTGCTACTATCTACTATGGAATTAGAGGAGCTAAGGTAGGTGTATTAAATTTAGATGATATAAATGAGTGTGTAGGTTTAATATATTCTACTTTATATGAGCTAGGGTTTAGAACTCCAGAAGATATAGAAAAAGAGAAAAAGGCTAAAGAAGAAAAAGAAAGACAAGAACAAGAAAAGAAGA